ACTGCAATATACATAGCGATTAACCCACATTTGAGGCATGGAGAGTAAATGTTTGATGTAGTCTGCAGGGAGGTGTGGGTTATCGCTATAAACTCGCACTTCTTCATCTGTCTCAGGAGCAGGGGCATCGGGTGTCCAAGTCCTGGTCTCAATTAATCTATAGTCCCCTTTTGTATTATTTTGCTTTTCTTTATATTGTTTAAACTTTTTCCATACCCAATCATGTCCTGCAGGGTTACAAGTATGAAAACTGCAACGCATTACACCCTTTTTTCTTAATTGACCTGCTGCAGCAATAAATGTACTCTCTGTAATCTCCTCTAACTGGTCAAAGGCATACCAACCTAGATTCATCGATTTAATACGCTGTATCGAGTCCCTAGAGTCATCTAAGGCCATATATACGATCCTAGACCCATTCTTAAAGATGATCTCTCTATCTTGAGACCTGTGCTTGGAAACAAAACCACCTGCTAAGTCCAGAAGTTGAATTAGTGTTGATTTCTTGAACGCATCGAGTACCTTACGTCCCATTAGTCCTAAGTTATTCTCGTAAGCTGCACTTTGTTGGATAGCTTCCATGCACATGGCCTCGGTCTTTCCTGTTCCTAAACTGCCTGCAAGCAAGTGATGCTTGCTCCAACCTGTATATAAATGATATTCCTGCTGATGAGGTAACGGATCGGTTGGCGTTCCATCAGGGAACTTATAGGTTACTAAGATGTCATCATTCATGCTGTGTTCTTGTATAACTCTTTCCAGTTTATTGGCAAACTACCGTCCGTTTCTAATTGAAATATTTTAATTGCCACATCGACAATTTCTTTAGATTCTACTTTATCTAGTCCGTATAACTCTCGCAATATGTCAAGTAAGAAGTCTCTAGGTGACAAATATTGTATATTTCCTTCATTATCAACTGCATAAGGATAATACCTCATTTGACATTCTTGATCATTTTAGCACGGTCTTTTGGAGTAATTCCTGCTACCATGACATTTACTTGCGTGTTATTGTTTTGCATCCTGTCTCTATATTTGTGGGGGTCTAGGGCCTTTAACTGAAAGATACGCTCTGCAGTATTCTTACCCTCAGAAGCCTGCTCATACGATAACTTTTCAAGACCATCTAGTCTTTCTTGATTAAATGATTTGCGAAGGACATCAACAGCTTGTGCAAACTGGGGGTCGTTCTTCATCGCATACTGAACACTACCATAATAATACCCCATCTTATTTGCTGCTATGGAAGGAAATCCATGACAATCTACCATTGTCTTTAAAAAGGCATCTTTCTTATCTTCGGTAAAGCGTACCTTCTTACCTGTGTCGATCTGTAGAGTGTTTAAGAAATTGGCATAGTATTCGTTGTCGTGAAGGTTTTTGACCGCCTTTTTAACAGCAGACTTCTCCATTTCCTTCGTTGATTTTTTTCTGTGTGCGTCCTTCAAATTGGTGTGAATATATATTACAAATATCATTACATAAAAGTTATAATTCTTGTTATTGCGATATTTACAAAAACGATGTTTTGCTGAGAAATATGTACGGGTGACAACATATATACCCCTCGCCCTCGCAGATTGTCGGGTATGGGGGGGGGTGGTCTGCCGTCCTGAATCTGCCGTCCCACCTCGCAACACCTTATAATTATTTAAATCAATTCTATTTCTGCCGTCCCTGTTATATCTATTTATTACTGCATTTACAAGCGATCATATCACATAATACTTTATAGTTTATCCCCTCGGCTTTATTACATTCTATTACATATCATTACAAATATTTCATTGTGAGGCTTACTTTTGTTAGTAAGTTAAGGGTGTAAATAATCACAATTCATAACGCTTGAGGAGGCAGAATATGAAAACACAAATACGCTTTAATAGAAACGAAACTAATATTATAGTTTCGATACTATCTCAAAAAATGGGAGCCAACCTCCCTAAAAAGAATATTGATACTTCAATACTTCCCAACCTTTTAATAGGTAAGGAATTAGAAGTCATTAAGTGGATTAAACAAATTCCACAACAAGCAATAATAAAAAACAATATTAAAAAAGATATTCATACAGCTATTGAAAAACTATCAAAAGCAATTACAATCAATGAAACTCTTTTTAAGGGGGCAAAGTAGGATGAGGGATATATCAAACAAAGTCAAAAGAGAAACATACAAAAAAGCATTTGGTAAAGAATATGATGATAAAAAAAGAAAACAAGCACCTTTACCATTAGATATAGCTTATAAAGTAGCATTAAATAAATTAACCAAAGGAGACAATTAGAAATGCAGAATAAAAAACTATATGTAACAATGACAGATAAATTTATGTCGGGTTGGGGCTTAGCAGATAAAAAGATAAATAAATTAGTCTTTGAATGCGATAATCACCTAGAGGCTAAGAAGTTACAAGGCTATGCAGAAACAAGGGATGAAATGAAACATATTTCAATCTGTTGTAATTACCCAAAGCACTTTTTTAATAACTCTAAATACTTTGCACAACTAAAAACTAAAGCAGACTACCCAATGTGGTATGGCTTGAAAGGATAATAAAATGAAAGTAAAAAACATCACAGAGAATCAACTAAGAAACGCCTTAAACGAAGTAAACAAGGAACAAGGTTCTAAGCTAATATTTAACAGAGAACCCGAAAAGATAGGTAATTTTATTTTCTTTACTATCAAAAGTGAAAAAAGTGGAATTGTTGGTTCTAGGGTTAGCCATTCGGGGAGAAAATTAACTTCTGCAAGTTGGCATTCTCACGGATTTCTATTTGATAAATTATTAGATATTAATGAAGAGGCTATAATAAAAACGGCTACATCAACAATAGATAAAAATGGAGGTAATTGGACTGATTTTAATTGTGGATCTATGTTTGAACCCGTTTTGATGTCTAGCACTTCAATACAAACTAAAGGAGCGTAAACAATGAAGAAATATCCATATCAAATATTATTAAATAATAGACCTTATGCACATGATTTAGAAAATGAATTTGATAATGATAAGGCAGATGATAGCATGGATTGGTGGGAGAAGAAAAAGCCATTAGAGGTGATTGCAGCTATCCAAGAAATACACGACAGATATAATAGTGGTACAGGATGGACTTGGGGAGAGTGTAAAGAGTCGAAAAGAAGAGAACAAAAAGCATTAAAGAAAGTAATAAACCATGCTAAGAAACAATATCGTAAACATTACAAAAAACCAAACAAAGTAATTCTTACGGGTAATATGGTAGAAATAGACATAAGCAAGGAGGCTTAAAAATGCACCTAGAAATCATTTTAATCTGTGGACTAATACTAAGTCTACAACAACTAAGAATCATTGATTTAAAAGAAGATTTAAACCAATGGAGAAATACAAGTTTATTAAACCAAAGAGAGAGAGAAAACAAATGCAAGTAAAAGAATATTATGAAATAAAATTTGATTTCGTAGTTGCTACTTTATTGGATACTATAGAAAAGCCATATTGGTATCCAATAGATGCAAAATATGGAGATGTAATTTGTGTAAAGGATGATGAAATACTTTTGAAAAAACAAGGATATAGAAAACTTGGTTTAAAAGAGTGGATTAAAATACAATTTGAACCACCTACACAAAAGAAATCCCTGGAAAAAAATACAACAAATGATTTTTACAATTTTCCAAAAGATTGTTTAGAGAAAGTAATTGAAACCATGTTTTCAAAAGTATGTAAAGCACTGAAAGGATCATAAAATGAGCAAAATAAAAGAATACCATCTAAAACTAGATGAAGAAGAGACTAGAGAAGAGCGTAGAAAGGCTATATTTGGTCGTATGTTTGAAAATCCTATGGTAAGTAAGGTTAAACATAGATTAAAAAGAAAGAAGAGGGATTAAATGCCAATAGGAGGTGATATATCGCACAATAAATGCGATGAATGTAATTCGGCCCTAGTCTTTAACGAGTTTGGGGATGGTAGTAGTGATGAATCGCAGCTAGAGGAAGTATGCGAGAAATGTAACTTAGAAACAGAAGAGGTATAAAATGCACAAAATAAGAAAAGTAGATGTAAATATTGTTGAAGTAGACACAAATTACAAACTCGGAGAGCAAATTATTAATTTAATGCAAGATGAT